ATTGGTTATGGCTTAGATTTTGGCTTTACTAATAGTCCAAGTGCATTATGCGCAGTTTATCAATTAGACGATAGCTTATACATTAAAGAGTTATTATATGAAAAGAGATTAACAAATACTGACTTAGCTAATAAAATGCGTGAATTAGGAGTAAGTAGACAAGCAGAAATAGTAGGAGATTCAGCAGAGCCAAAAACAATAGAAGAAATATACAGACAAGGCTTTAATATAAAACCTGCTAAGAAAGGCGCAGGAATACACTTAGGCATTGATATAATGCGTAGATATAAGCTAAACATAACAAAGGATAGTACGAATGCTATTAAAGAATTTAGGACTTATAAATGGGCAACAGATAAAAATGGTGATGTACTTAATACACCAGTCAAGATAAATGACCATTTAATTGATGCAGTCCGTTATCTATGCTTAAACAAATTAGCTATAAATCATAGTGGCAAATACTATATTTTATAAAAAATAAAAAAAATTTAATAGAGGTAGAGTAAAATAATATTAAAATAATTTAATATATATTAGGTTTGTATATAAAGTTTTTTTTATATTAGCTTTATATTTAACAATAACTTAAAAAAATACAAAATGGAAAATCAATTATCACAAAAAGAAATTAAAAGTTTAATATATATAGTTGCAAATCATTATCCGTGTGAAAAATTTGATGATGATAAAAGTTTCGCATCTATTTTATTTAAAAAACTGAGTAAAATGGAAAACAAAATGGAAAAATAAATATTAAATAAACAGAATTAAGAAAGGGGATAGAAATATCCTCTTTTTTTTTGTCTTATATTGTAGTAAAAAACAATAATTAACAATTTATATATAAATGTAATGACTGAAATAAAACTTATAATACCAGAAAATTGGAGTGATATTAATATTGAAACATACCAAAAGTATGTAGATATTCAAGAAGGTAAAGGAAGTGAAAAGAATAAAATTATACGCAGTTTAGCTTTGTTATGTGGTACAACTACTGCAATAGTAAAGAAAATGCTGTACAGCGACTTAGTAGAGATTATGAATATTATTAAAGATTTAGTAGAGCAAGAACCTGATGAAGAAGATTTTAAAAAGATATTTATTTTTAAAGAACAAGAATATGGTTTTGTACCTAATTTGTCAGCTATTAGCACAGGTGAATATATAGATCTAGAAGCGTATACAAAAGAGCCGATTAAAAACCTACATAATATAATGAGCATATTATACAGACCAGTAACTCATAAAGTGAATGAACGATATACAATAGAGAATTACAACCCTGATGAATTTAAAGAGGAATTATTTAAAGATTGTCCAATGGATGTAGCATTAAGTTCGTTAGGTTTTTTTTTGACTTTAGGCGAAATATTAGCAAGGAGTTCGCACAATTATTTGAAAGCTCATCAAATGACACAACAAAAGGTGTGAGTATGCAGAGTAAATGGGGGTGGTATAATGTAATTTACAGTATGTCAAATTCAATACTTGACATTGAAAAAATAACAAGAATACCAATTAGAGAGGTATTAACATATCTAGCTTATACGCAAGATTATAATAATAAACAAAGGAATAATTATGATAACATTTAGAAATGTAGTAGGGTTTTTTGAAACAATAGCAGAAAAGCATTTACAAATAAACAGCTTTCACAGTGGCTTTATGGACGAGGTGGACATAAATAAATTAGGTGCTACTGATTATGTTATATTATATGCAGAGCCAGGTAACGCTACAATCAATACAGGCGTATTAACTTATACGTTTACAATATACGTCTTAGATATGATTAATGACGAAGTTGGTGATGCTCCTAATAAAGAACGATTAGGAAGATTAGATACATTTAGCGAGAACCTGAGCATATTACAAGACGTTATAAATGAATTTAAACAGAATCTATATTCTACAAGTTGGGTAGATAATGAAGTATTATTAACTGTGCCAATTAACGCAGAGCCATTTACAGCTCGTTTTAACAATCTTTTAACTGGTTGGAGTGCTTCTATTAGTTTAGAAGTAAACAACACTAACAACCTGTGTATAGTGCCAATAACACCTAATTCGTAATGGAGTTTAAAAACACTTTAGAAGTTTATCATAAATTAGGTGCTGATGTAATTACTGAAGCAAGAAATAATTTAAGAAAAGAAAAGAAAGAAACAAAAGAGAATACTCTTTATAATGATATGAATTATTATGTGAGAAGAAACGAAAAAGAAATACTATTAGAATGGACATTTGGAGATGCAGAGGATTACTGGCAATTTGTTAATCAAGGTGTAAAAGGATCTGGAGGATTTAAAGGTAGTGGAAAGATGCGAGGACAAGGAAGTCCGTTTAGCTTTAAAAAGAAGAATATAAAAAGAGGTGTAGTGTTAGGGTGGATTAGAAATAAACCTTTAAAGCTAAGAGATAAAAAGACAGGTAAATTCAAAGAAAAAAATAAAGCTAATTTAAAAACTGCTGCATTTTTAATTGGTAGAGCTATTGCGCAAAGAGGATTAACAAGAACATTATTCTTTGATAAAGCATATAACAAGGAGGTATTAAAAGCGCAAGAAAAAATAGGCGAAGCATTTGCCGAAGATATGATGACAAATTTAGATAAATTATTAAAATAAATATATGGCTAATTTAGAATGGAAACAGAAACCAATAGACAATGCAAGTAAAGTACCTGCAATAACAAATTGGACACCGATTATAGGGTTTATGCTATACACCCCAAATAATATATCTTCATTATTCTATTATCAATTAGTTTTATCAGTTCAATTAAATGATGCTTCGGGCATCTTCTTGGCTAAAATAAGACAGCGTGGTAATGGGTATAGTGATGATTTAGCTAATAACAAAGCAAGAGCATTTTTTGATGTCAGAGAGATTGTTAATACTCAGTTAGTAGATACGACTGTAGACCAAAACGACACAACAATCCCTTTTAAACCAATACACACTTTAGGAGCTAATGAAGATGCAACTAAGATCTTTAGCGTTAATGGTGATAAAAACTCTGGTTCAACTCAAATAGGCACTTTTTATTTTAAAGGTTACGAAAATTATTCTTCTGCTGCCAATGCATCTCCTGCTGATGTGACAACAAATCAGATAACTTATACGTCAAGATTCTTACAAGCGTCTTTACCTTTATTCACCCCAAGAAGCACGAGTGGAAGTGCTGAATATATACAGTCAGATGCTTTTAATGTCTTTAATATGAACAGTGCTACAGATAGGTTTTTAAGCGATTTAGGTTTAAGTCATAACCCTACATCTAACAAAATGGAATATATAAACTATATTCAAGAAACAGATTATCATACTGTTGCGTTTTTAAATGATTATACATATTATGCAAGTGAAGCTCATAATTTTAAAATAATATATTATGATTCTACCAATGCTCAAATAGGTAGTGCACAAACTATTGCAAACAGTTCTACTAATGGTGGTGAAGCTCCTAACGGAACAATTGTATCTGCTTTATCATTATTATATTTTGGTTGTGGTCCAGCTAATTTACAAGCGCAAGATGCTACAACAGGCGCAAGACCATCTAATTTTGCTAATTGGCAATATTACACAGTACAAGCATTTAACAGTGGAAGTTCTGCGCCTAAAGGAATTGCATATACTTTTTACAAACAGAGTGGAAGTTGTAAAGGGTTTAAAGTTAGAAGGTTGGCATGGCGCAATAGTGTAGGGGGTTATGATTATTGGAATTTCAATATGAAGTCTACTCAAACATTAAACGTAGAAAGAAACAATTACAATGCGTTAGTAGGAATCTATAACAAGTCTGTATGGCGATATAATGATACAGATAGGGGTAAGACTACAAGACAGACTACAGCGTCTTTAAAAGAAACTTTAAATACAGATTGGTTAAGCGAAGCAGAAGCAGAATTAATGGAAAAGCTAATAATGTCCACTAATGTCTACGTATTAGAAAATAGTGACACAGATTACACTCAAGCAGTATTAGTTACTGATTCAAGTTTAGTTAAAAAGACTGTAGCTAATGACAAGTTAATTCAATACACAATTAATATAGAATACGCAAACCCAGTAAATACTAATTCGTAATGGATATAAGATTAGTCGTATATAGAAAAGCAACAAGTGCAGCAACGTATGATACTGCATATAATCTTGACTTACAAGAAGCACCAAGTATATCATTAAATTTTCAATTTGCTGATATTAAAGAACCTGAAAAAAGAAAGGGTAATTATTCACAAACTTTTAAATTACCATTCACTGATAACAATAATGAATTTTTCCAAAATTGGTTTAATGTAAATTTAGAAACATTAGTCTTTAGTACAAGGAAAAAATTTGATGCTATTTTATATGTCGGTTCTGTACCTCAATTTGAAGGTTCAATACAATTAAAATCTGTATATCATAAAGCGCAAGTATACGAGATTGTATTAATGTCTAACACTTCAGATCTATTTAGTGTCATAGGAAACAATAAACTAAAAGATGTTTTTTTAAATGATAATGGTAGCTATAGCGCAGAATTAAATCACCAATTCATTTATGAGAATATGGTGCTTTCTTGGAATGGTGCTGCTACAACATTTGTTAATACAGCAGGAACAAGTTTGCAAGATGCTGATTCAGAAGTTCAAAAGGTAATGTACCCT